ACGCTACCTGCTGAACCAGGACTGACCATCTTAGGAGCCTTCTTAATCTTAGCTTGGAACTCAGGACGCTTACTCATCATCTGGTCATACTTCCACGCTTTGTGAAGCGCAAGCAATGCCCGTGAATCTGTAATCGTACTCAACTCTTGCTCAGAAAACCCTAAATTCTGACCATACTCCAATAAAGCTTTGCCTTCTGCTTTGGCCTTCTCTGGAGAACTCCACTCTGGAATTTTCTCCTTCAAACTAGCAACTTCTTGAGCCATAGTTTGTTGCATCTGCTTTTGCAGTTCAGCTTGACGCATTTGATTGAGTCTCTCTTGCTCTGCTTGAACCGCATATCTCTGTTGTTGCCTACGCTGATGTGATGTCCATTGACGGGCATATTCAGTCGGGTCTTCAACTTCTAAACGATTCCAATCAGGCTCTGGAGGCTCAAACTCCTGCAATTTCTGCTGTAATTGTCCTAATATCTGAGAGTATTGTTCACGCTCTCCACGTACTTGCTGAAACTCAGACTCGACTAATTTGCGCTCTTCTGCTAGTTTCTGCGTTTTCCGTGTGTAGTCAGCTTCACGTTGATAACCTCGGATCAGTTCATCCTTTGGGACTTCGATTTCTTTGCCATCAACTTTGACAACAAACTTCTCATCCCTAGGAGCTTCTTCTTCGTACTCTTCGTCTTCGCCTTCTACTTCCTCGGAAGATTCCTCTGTTTCATCTTGCGGCTCCTCAGATTCCACTTCCTCAGACTCAGGTTCGGGTTGCCCCTCCTCTGGTTGCGCCTCTGCACTAGTGTCAACACCCTCTTGGCTGTCTAGCATAGTAGCAAAGCTTTGCGCTGCTTGGTTTACTGTAATCGAACCGACTGCGTTTGCGTTATCGGACATATTTACCTCTTAGTTTAACAATCATTTGTTTGGGGGTCTTCCCCGTCTACGTACAAGGGCAACTTCTGCCATCTTGCCTGTATCCATAACAGAGCGTAGTTTTGCTCTCAGAATATCAACTGTTGTCAGAAGCAAGTAAGCTTGCTCTCTAACTGGTCCTTCCATTAGTTTGGAAGAACGAATCTCACGATAACAGTCATCTTCAATTCGTTTAAGCATCTCATTAAGGAGTTCATCCTCAAGAAGTAACTTTGCTCTGTCTCCTCTTGCGAGGTTAATTTCTAGATCGTCCATTTACATCATTGGTTGGGGCTGTTGAGGGACTTGCGTCTGATTCATTGCAGCTTGTTGACGGATTAATTCTCGGTCTGTATTCATTGCGGCATTAATCTCCGCACTTTGAATTTGTACACCATATTTCAATTCTAGCTCATATCTACGCAAAATACCATCTTGTTCAACACGATCTCTTTCACGATCATCAGACATAATCATTTTTTCACGATCTAATTGCAATTCAGCCGCTTTCTTTTGAATATCTGCTTGAATAGATTGAACCTGTACCTGAGCCAACATCTCCTCTGGAGTTGGCTTTGGAGGAGGCGGCTCTGGCAATTGAAAGTCAACAGGTAATTGATTAAAGTAATTCTGAGAATCTTTAATACCCGCCAACTGCAACATTTTAGTTAGCGTATTTGTATACTGTGGTAAAGAAACAACAGGATTATTAACTCCAGTTTCTTTAATCAGCATTTCCTGACGCATTGCTACTTGATTCAGAATATTAATTCTGTCTTCAAGAGTTCCATCACCAACGCCTACATTAACTATTACATCCATCTTGGCATCCCAAGAACGGGGGTCAATAGGTACGAATGTATTACGCAAACGAACCATTCTCTCTTTATCTTGATTCTCAATAACAAGTTTTAATATGCCAGTAAATAGTTTACGCAAACCAGTTTCAGCAAATATACGGGCAATCATCTCAATATGCTGATGGGCAGCATTAACAGTTGCAGATACTGCGGCCTTGGTAGTGCTTTGTAATGCGTCTGCATCTAACCCTGCTGCGGCCTTAGAAATACCTGTACGGGTCTGTTTGATGTCATCCAAGTAGTCAAGCATTGGGAATGCTGCCTGACCAACAAATGGAGTGGTAAACGGCTGAACCATACCTGGCGCTCTCATGCGAATAACAGCACCAACTTCTGTGTTAAGCACATCTTCCATGTTTGCCTGTCCCTCTACGATGGCAGTACGTGGATGGATGGACTGAGCCAAAGAGTCTAGGATGCCACGTTGGACATTAGACTTGATACGCTGAATATCCATGACCACATCAGCAGGACACATACCAAAAAAGGTATGGGGTTCTGGATCTGGGCAGAAGTCAGCAAACTGGCGGTCATCAACAATCTCATTGCGGAGAACTTTGTTGCCAGTACCAACTGTGCAAATCCTACGCATCTCAGCAATACCATCGCCATCAAAGTCTACCTTTAAGTAGCCTTCAATATAGAGAACACTCTTGCTTGATGGATCACCATTGTTTGCAGTACTGATAACGGCAAATGGATTACGGGCTTGGTACTCTTGGTTGTTGTCAAAGTCATTACCATTACCTGCAACCTCAACCATTTCATCGTAGTCATAGCCCATTGCGACTAGATCGGAAACAGTCTTCATAGTCCTGTGGCCTACAAAAGTAGCCTCATCAATGGACTTTGCTCTGCGGTCAATCAGGAACTCTTCTGGGGGCAATGCCTCAATCTTTACCTTGCCTGATTTGATTCTGCGCTTGATCTCCACATCGTACATCATGGGAGGTGGAGTCATAATTCCTTGGGCAAGATTCTGTTCTGCCATGCCAGGAATCGGATACTCACGCACCGCAGAAATCTCAATGTCTGGGTCTTGAGTCAGGAACATCATTGTCTGTTCATCAAGCATAGAGAAAGACTCTGCTTTAACTTCAACAGACTCATCCCACCAGTACTTAACAATACCGACTTTGCGTACCAAAGCATCTTTAAATGCTGAGTGGAGAATCTTAAAGCCTGGGTTATCACGCTTAAAAATAAAGTCTACATAGTCTGTAGCTTGTTCGGCAGACTGTACATCCTCTGGTCCTTGTGGGGCAAACTCAACCACACGCTCTGGGCCAAAAAAGATACGCATCAGGCTTGGGAGAATGCCTTGTACAGTATCACGTACATCCATTGATACTACTTGTGAACGGCCTTCTTCTTCATCACCAAAGGCTTGTCCATAATAGTATTCAGTAGCTAATGCACGATTGCCACCAATGTCATCATCAATAAATGAGATTGCGTCATAAATTTCAGCAGAGATAACGCCTTGAAGTTGTTCTTCAGACATTACCTCATCTTCTTGCATCTCACCTTGCAAGGTTTCAGCCATCAACATTGGGTTTTCTTGTTTCATTTTTAATCCTTAACGTCCAGCAATGTATGGAAGAATACCTTGTGAAGCACCGCCATAACCTTGGAGTAGTGATGGAATGCCACCAACATAATTACTACCCATACCGCCACCACCCATACTAAATTGTTGGGGAGCCATCATTTGCTCCTCTTGTTGAGTTTTGGGGTTAAAGGCATACTTGTATGCACCTGACAACATATCACCAGCAGTAGCGTTTGGATTGGTGAAAGTCTTATAAGCGTCCATAGTTGGAGAAATTGCTTGATTACCAAGACCGCCAATAGTGCTACCCAAGCTTTCAACAGTAGTTGGGGCAGCCATACCGCCACTAGCAACTGCTTCAGACATACCACCACCAGCTTCAGCAGCGGCAGGTAAAAAAGATTCCATTAATGCGGCTAAAAAGGCTTCCATTTAGTCTTCCTCATCTTCCATGTCGTATTCGGTCTTAGCCATCATCAACATATTCTGCTGATTCTTGGTCATCTTCTTGGTGATAGGGCCACCAGATAGCCATGCTGAACAGGTACGCTCACCTGCACATTTAAAGTCAAACAGCTCACAGTAGCCAAGATTAGCCGCACCTTGGACATCTTTGGCATAGCCATCAGTCTCTTCATCAATACCTTTGAGAATGCAATCTAGCATCTCAGGGGTTTGGATAAAGGCAGCGCAGTTACCGCAACGCATCTCTTGGACTTCATCAATAGATACTGTCCACATATCAGCTAGGTTCTGCCAGTACTCTTCGTTATCTTCTTCTGGGTTGGCAGGACCATAGTCAACATTCTTGATCGCCCAATTACGATTCTTTAGGTTGACCTTGATGTCATAGGTAGCGATAGGGCAGTTCATGTTTACCACTTTACTTTGTTTGCCCAGAATGCTGCACTCATCTTGCCTTTGGCAATGTTCTGAGCGTGACGGGCTTTAAATGCTTCGTTTCTTTTAGATCCATCAGGACTACCAGAAACACCTTGTTGACCAAAGCGAATTAACTTCACTTCGTCACCAGATTTAGCCAATACTGCATGGCTTTTCTTTGGGTGGTTAGGAGTTTTCTTTGGCTTGTTGTAGCCAGAGAACTCTTCTGAACCACGCTTAATCATTTCTTTTTAGCAGTCTTAGCCGCTTGCTTAAAGTCTTTAGCAGTAGGCGCACCTTTAGTGCCAGGCTTTCGCATCTTTTCTTTAGAGCCAGCTTTAATTCGTTCTTGTTTGGCATTGATATTGGCATAGAGTCCAGCTTTCATAACAACTCCGTTACGCTGATTGTGCAATTGGTCACACCAGAATCTTTAATAACTGCAATCTTGTCGCCAGAAGCCACAGCAAAGATTTCAGATGTATTGTTTGCCAACATTGGGCTTGTCGTAATGCTTGCTGTTGGTGCAGATCCAAACTGGATATGGCAATGGCCTAATGAGCAAGAAACTCGAACATGAGTTGTTGAGGCCGCAAAAGCGGTACTTGCAACACTAGAATTTGTTACTGTAAAAACTTGTGTCGTACCAATCCTAAAAACATTAGGAATGGTATTTCCATTGTTATCTCTTGTTAAGAAAGCCATGATTACTCCTTAGTTTATTTCTTACTGCGGTTAGTAGCGGTTCTACCACCACGCTTTGGCATAGCACGAGACTCGCTCATAGCGATAGCGACAGCTTGGTCACGGGATTTAACCTTGTCACCAGAGGAAGACTTGAGCTTGCCTCGCTTGTATTCGCCCATTACCTTGCCAATCTTTTTGGCTGCTTCATCCATTTTCATAGGAATCTCCTAAAAGGTTTGTCAATACTACCATATTAATAAAAAAAAGAGCCACTTTTTTAGGGTGGCTCAAAATGGCAACGGCAATCAGACCAAACCTCGGATCAACCTTTTAATCGGTTTACCCCAAGACAGGTTAGACCCCCATGAGATGGTGGCGGCATCTGAGGCAAATGTCAAGACAAAAGCGTCAGCCATGTCGGGAGATTTCAATCCCCTACGTCTAATATCATCTTTGGATTCAATCTTTATCTTGCCGTTAGATGTAAAGGTGTACCTTACAGTCGCCAGTTCAGCAATGAAATCCTCATTATTTGGTATCTTGCAGTCCCGTTTCTCTAGCCAAGCCTTGGTTTTGTGCCAGAGTTCGGCTCTTAGATTCAGATAAGTGCCACCCATTGCAGGGCTTTCGGACACATTAATCCCACGGCAGGGCAGCTTTAGTTCTCTGAGTCGGTCAACAACACCAGCGCCGAGGCCAATAGAGTCAACCAGAATCTCTGTGGGTTTACTTTTGTGGTCACAGGCTTCGTATTGGGCTACTACCGCCCCTGT